ACTTTTTTCTAATTGTTCCTCAGTATTAAGTTTATCTTTTAGTAATTTATCAGTTTCTTCGTATAAACTATCTGATTTTAAAGCTTGAGCATATGAAAGTTGATCATTAGTTAGACTTTGTTTTTCTCTTTCTAAAATACTATCATGTATTCTAAGTAATCGAGAATAAGCTGTCTCCTTTTGAACATCTCCTAAATGTTTAGCTTTTATTCTTTTTGCTTCAATTTCTTGAATTTTTTTTATTCTATCTAAAAAATTTGCTGCTTCTCTTTTTTCTGAATCTTGTAATTTACTATTTAGATTTTTTAATTTTTCAGTTGTATTATACCTGTCTTTTGTATTCTTTGTTATATTTTTTTCAATTTCACGAGTATTAATAGTTGATTTATTCAAACTTTCTACATTACTTCTAATTTTTTCATATGAAGTTGCAGCTTTTTGAAGTTCCTTTATAGAATCTTTAAGTATATCACGAAAATCCCCTTGAAGAATTATAACATCTTTTAACTCTTGTACTAATTGTTTTCCACCTTGTAAATTCTCATTTGCCATTTTCTAGTGTATATAGGTATAAATATCAAACATGACTACTTCTTAGGCTTTGGTTTCGAAACAAAATCCGGAGCCTTTGTCATAGCCTGTTTGACCTCGTCTGGTATCTTAAACTTTGACATGTCAGTCTTCTCTGTAACCTTTTGTTGCTGCTGGTTGCGCTGTTCTTCAACCTTTCCTAAGAATTCATTGATCTTCTTAAGGCTAAACTTTCGATGAGGAATTGGCATATTCCAGACGTCAAACCAGTTAAATCCACCATTTCCATGATAGACTAACTCGAAAACCTCTTGCATGTAGACTGCTCTATATTCCACTCCCGGGAAAGAAGAACTCTGCTGTCATTGGTAAATCAACCTCGGTCTCCTTTCCGTCTTTGAAAGCGACAGTGATCTTTGTAGATATGTCTGGAGTGATTTGATTGATATACTTCCTAAGTTCTACTGAGTCCTTTGCCATGAACGCTGTGTCGATAAACTCCCTGACTGTTTTTGCTGAGTAGTCTCCATTTACTGATGTGATCTGGTGCTTCATTCTCAGACTAATCGCTCCTGGCTCAGTTCCTAGCGCTTTCTTTAGGCCTTTTGCCTCTTCATCGATACGTTTATCGTCTCCTACAGTAAGTAGCTTAAATGTGATCTTATTCTTAGAAAAAGGCAGTGTGAATTCAAACTCATTCTTTCCAGTGAATATACTCTCATCTATGACTTTATACTCCATTGTCTGAAGATCTGCATTTACTATTTCTTCTTCTCCTGTCTCTGGGTGTGGTAGTTTGAATTGGTAGTCCTTTCCGTATGCTAAGATCCTTGCTGCAATCAGAAGACCATTTCTATCACCAAGGATCAGATCATCATATTTCACATCACTTGAGATCAAAGCTTTAAGCGTCTTCTCTATTGCTGTACCATTTTTCAGATTATTAATGTTTGTTAAGATGTCCTCATGCTTTGCTGTCATGTACTGCATCTCGATCTCACCTGCTGAAAGTGGATTTGATTTTTCGTAAACTAGGCCTTTTGAAGGAAGACCGACCATTTCTGTTGGAACCGTAAATTTCTGTTCTGCCATTGTAACTGCGTTTTATTATATATATCGAGGTTGTGAGTTTTCCTCTATCAGAAGAATATAACTGAATTTCTCTAAAAAGAAAAAAGCTCCTTTTGAGTGGAGCTTCTTTTTTATGGTGTTTTGGTATTACCTTATTTATATCCAAAAGAATACATAAAATCATCATCAAATTCACTAATCCCGTATGCATCACATAATTCAGATATTTCTTCTGGAAAATGACTCTCTTGATCTCTATCTTCTAAAGGTTGTCCTGTTATCTTATCAAAATTGTCGTATGAAAAATTAGCTAATGTTTCTGGAGAAAAAATTGGATATTCACTTTCATACGCGGCTTTTGCTTGATCTAAAGTCCATTTTGTTGAAATCTCTGCTAGTTCATTTTCGTTTAAAAGACCGGCTATTTTTTGAAATCTTTTTATTTCTTGTAAGTTCATGTTTTGGTATTGCTTAGTAGTTCAGGATGCAATAGTCCATTCCAAGAGTCAGTGTCAACTCTGTAGGATCTGATGTAGACCAGTCGTAGTTACCAGCTGAGAAAGACTTGATGAATGCGCCTTTGATTACCCACTCACTTACAATGTCACCTACTGGACCAACTATGTCAAGAGTTACGTCTTTCTTATAAAAGTCTGAGTAACCATCACGGCCTGTTACTGATTCATGATGTAGACGTACCCACTCCATACATACTCTTTGTCCAGATAGTGATATAGGGTTGTATAGAGAGAGCTCCATGTCCTTCCACTCAGCCTTACCTTTTATCTTGAAGTAGGTATTGATGTGGTCGAGCTTGATTTCTCCCATCTCTATACTAGGGGCTGACGCCTTTTTAATCATGTATGAAGGGATGCCGTCGATGTACATTATGAACCTATTACTTACCGTAGGTTCAAATGCGGTATAAAATATTTCTGATGGATCTAATAGTCCTGCCATTGTAGTATCTTTTTAGTATAATTATTATGCTTTTGCTTTTTTCTTCTTAAGAGTCTTCAAAAAAAGTTCTGCTGCGTATGCTTTTCCTGGATCAGAGCTCTTTGCCATCTTTTCCATCTTTGCTATAAGCTCTGCGTCTTCTTTTGATGGTTCCTTTTTCTCTTCTTTTATATCAGTCGCTTTTTTATCTGTGGTCTTTTTCTTAGCTACTTTTTTAGCGTCTTGTTTAATGAATTTTTTAATTGCTTCAAATAATGGTTCATCTCCACTAATCTTTTCTCCTTTTAGCATTGATCCTATTTTCCAAAGCACTCCACCTGCTAATAGTCCACCTGCAACAGATAATATTGCTGCTACACTTCCATCACCAACTGCTTTACCAACAGTATCTACAATGTGAGTTCCCCCTATGTAATCAGTAATTATTGCAAGTATTGATGGAAGAAATCCCATACTCATAAGATTCGCCTTTCCAGCATTTTTGATTATTGTTCCAGCAGCTTTACTTAACTCACTCTTTGATTTATCTTCACTAGATTCTAAATCACTAATACTATAGTGAGTTCCAAATTCTTTCATCGGCGCTTTATCTACAAACTTATCTACCATAGATTTAAAAGATGAAAAATCACCTCCTTCTCCCTCTGACATTGTGACTTTTGCTAATTCTTCTTTATCTTCTGGTTTCATCTTAGCAATACCCTTTTGTATAAGAGCGGTTATTTTTGGATCATTAAGCGCATCAAATAATTCCTTTTCTAATTTTTTAATTTCTGGATTAGATGAGGTTGATGATTCGTTTAAAACCTTGCCCTTCACTGATTCGTAAAGGGACAAGGGTATTGCGATTCTTACTACAGTATTTTTATCCATGATTATCCGAATGTTACGCCTGTTGGCAATATGTTAAATGTTAAGTAAATGAATTCCGCAGTTCTAGTTGGCTGTAAGTATATGCTACCTACCAGTTCGTTTCTGTCTATCACCGATGGAGTGTTATTTGTGTCGTCCATTACTACCGAGAAGCTATAAAGACCTTGTCTCTGCTGTACGCTTGCCAGATATGGATTCACCGCGTTCAGGAACTTATTTCTTGTTACCTGAGTGTTTGGTTCGAATACAAGTCCTTCTGCGATCTGACCGATGTAGTCCTTAAGCGCTATCAGAAGTCTTCTTACGTTAACTCTGTCAAGTGCTGATGCTTTTTGCTGGAGCGTCTTCTGACCATATATCACTGTACCAACTCCTGGGAATGTTGCGATTGGGTTTACTTTAGCTTGGTATAGAGTGTTCCTATCGTCGATTGAAAGCTTTCTTTCTGGCTGAAGTACTGTGCTCATTCCGCCTCTTGTGAAACCAGCTGGAGCAAACCACTCTGCGCTGATCTTGTCGTTGTACTCATAAACTGCAGGTACCATCGTAGAAGCTGGAACAAAGTTAAGCTTTCCGGTCTCTGCTGATTTTACTTGTATCCATGGCCAGTATGCAGCACCGTATGAATTATCGTATGATTGAGCTGCAGTTGTTACTACGCCTATATTTTGACCATATCCTACAAGATCAATTACCGCTATATTATCTCCTCTGTTTTGCGCCAGAGTTAAGAGTGCAGTGATTTGTGATGTTGCATTCTGTGAGTTAATACCTGGTGCATAGATTGTATTGAAGTTATATGCGTCTGTGTTTCCAAGTAGGTTAATTGCTATATCATAGTTTGTTGGTACTAGACCTTGGATGTTATCTGTTTGAGATCCAGCAGAAGTAGGAATATTTTCAAACATCTTAAGAGCTGCTATACCTTGTCCACCCCAAAGATTTCCTGTTGCTCCAGCAAATGCTCCATTTATCGATCCTGAACCTACAAGCGGTATTGAGCTTGTATATTGTGAATTTGGCTGACCATATGAATTTAAGTAGTTTGGAGTTGGAAGCGCTACTGATTTAACTCTTACATAATTACTATTATTGATATAAGATCCAGTAGTTTGTAAGTAGTAGTTTCCTGTTGTAGGATCTGCTACTGCATTCTGAGTCTGATTTCCTATAACGTACTCAATGTAGTTATTCTGATTAGGATCCAGAGATAGATTATTCCAAGTCTCAAGAATTGTTTTGCTATTTTGATAATCATCTCCTCTACGAATAGCTAAACTAAAGTAACCTGATCCTGAATCTGCAGAAGTGATTTCCCATCTAATGTTTGCTGAAGAACCAGAAGCTAGAGCACCATTTGTAGCGCTACCTGAGTTATTCATTACAATACCAGTAGATAGTGTCTCAAGAGTGAATGCAGTTATTGATCCTGATGCTCCTACATTTGCAGTTGCTCCAGTATAAGATCCAGATGCTACCCTAGTTACAAGCAGTGAAGTACCTCCTTGTTGGAAGTAACCGAGTGCCGCCATACTTGTCAGGTATTCATAAGATGCACCACCAGATATGAAAGCAGCTCCGAAGATTGCTTTATACTGTGAATAAGATGTTATTACCGTTGGAATATTTACAGGACCTGTTACAGTTGGTCCTATAATAGCCGCTCCTGCAGCAACCGGTCCTTGTGTTATTTGACTCTGGTCGTTCTCTATCGAAAATACGCCAGGGCTTAAAAGTGTTTCAGCCATTTATGTTGTTGTTTTTTCTACTAATAAATATCAGTAATTTCTTACGAAATTTCTCCTGTTTCTATATTTATCGTAACATCTCCATATTTGGACTTTATCTCTTCAAAAATATCTTCTTCTTGTGATTTTAGAGCTTTTATCCTCTTTTTTTGCTCGTCTATTTTAAGCTCTATTGATATTTTCTGGAATTCTAATTCTCCTAATTTTGAAGCTATTTCTAGTGCATCTTCTCTTATGAGATTTATCCTTGAGAGTTCGTCCGCTGTGAGTTTTTCCATAACGTTGATTTTCTATAAATATCAAGGGTTTTCAATCGGATCCTCTGTTATTGGAAAATCTACAATTCCTGGACTTATGTTTTGATTTTGACTGTAGTCATTTCCATCTGGAGTAGAATCATAGATTGGTTCATCTGGAATTTCTATTATTTTTACTAATTCCATTACTTCTAATCCATTTGGTTCAAGTATTGGTCGTCCTGTTTCTGGATCTAATTTTCTTTGATAAACTGGAATGTATGTAGGCATATTAGTATGTTACTTTTAATACTGGCATTAATACTGGATATTGTTGGTTTGGTTGTGCTCTATAATTTGTTATATTCTGAGAAGAAGTTGCTAAAAATGTTGCCCCTAGATTTGATCCAGACGCTATTAGATTATTTGAAATAAATTGAGCGTTTACAGTACTATACATTGGGCCCAATAGTGGATTTGCACTGGAAAAGTTTGCATGACCACTATTTGTTGATCCTACTACTATTTTCCAGTTTGTAGGTGATGCAAATGCTACCCAGTATATATTGCCCGCTTGTAACGTTATTGGAGTAATAAGTGGCATGTTTGCTACTTGTATAAGACCTGAGTTAACAGGTACGGATGCAGATGCTTGTGCTAATAAATTTTGAGGTAAAAAACTAGATGTTGATTGTGAATATATCGCAGATCTAATTGTTATCGCCGCAGCTCCATTATTACCTCCAACTATAGACATTGTAGTTAATGTACAAGTTCTTGTTATTAAAATTGGAGAATATAATACTCCCGGGTAATATATAGTTGCATTATTTGTAAAAGTATCTGCTATTCCCATATAGTAATTTGGACTAAGATATCCAATTCCTACTGTAGGTGCATATATAGGACCTTGCGCAAATGATGCAGTAGATGATATTGATGATGTTACTGCAAAAGTTGTATATGATGAAGTAGGTATTGATATTGTAGTTGTGTATGATGCAGTTGTAGCATTTAGTACATATGAGCTTGTTAGTACATTTGAAGCCGATATATAATTTAATCCTAAAATACTTCCAGATACTAATAAAGATCCGGATATTATAGAATTATCTTTTGATATTAATTGATTAGATTGAAATTTACCCATAATATTCTAATAAAATATAAGTGGTGGGAATGGGACTGATCCAGCATTATTACCTCCTTGAGTTGATCTGCTATTATATGCTAATACTGTATATGATGAAGTTGTGTTTGGTAATGTAGTCGGTAATAATTGATTCGCAGAACTTGTTGTATAATATGCTACTTGTCTTAATGAAATTGTATTTATGGGAATTTGTACGCCTAATAAAGGATTAAATAATCTATTTTGAGTAAATCCAAACCAAGACGTACTAGAGATAAAGTTATTTGTAGCATAAGAATTTTGAGAGTTACCGCCAGCAGAACCAGACATTACCATTGCTAACCAGTATATCTGATCTTTTTGTAATGTTATCGTATTTGATACAGATCCAGTATATACAGTTCTTATTGTTCCTATATTTAAAATACTCGCAGATGTTAAAAGAGCATCTGGTAACATTCTATCTGTTCCGCTATAAATTCCTAATGTTATTCTTCCTGCATTTGCTAATGATGTATTTGCTACTACGCCTAATTTAATGGGTACGCATGAACTCTGAATTGCAATCGGAGTTAAGTATATCGTGCCTTGAGCATTTGTAACAGCGTTAAATTGTGCAATATTCAATATAGTCATTGAATTAAAAGGATATAATATTCCTCCTATACTAGCAGTCCCTGGAAGTATTATATTAGATAATGTAGTTGTATTTTGAGGAAGTAAATATGATGCTGTTACTGTTCCTATTATATTTGAAGCTTGAATAGAATAACTTGATGATAATGCAGTAGTTGAATATGATGCAGACGTGATTGTTGTTGTTATCGAAGCACTTAAAGCATTAGTAGTATAGCTTGCTGTAAATGCGTATGATGCAGTATTTAACGATCCTGTAATTCCAGAAGTCACAATTAATGATCCAGTTACTGTTGTAGATCCGTTACTTAAAAAACCTTCTCTAATTATAAATTCATTTGCCATCTTAGTATGTTACATTTATTATAGGCCCAATATAAGATGATGCAGAGTCATACGAATATATTGTATAAGTAGTTGTTGATTGTCCCAATGTAGAAGGTAATGTAGTACTACTTCCTACAGATCTTGTTACATAATTAGAAATATTTTTATAACTAATAAACGTATTAGCAGCTGGAAAACTTGCTGTTACATCTACTCCTAATAAAGGATTCAATAACATATTATTATGAGTTGGAATTCCTACTCTTAATGCAGCATCACCAACAAATGCTAACCAATAAATATTCTTTGCATTTAATGATATACTTGGAGCAGGCATAACCTCTATATATTGTAGAGTTGAACTAGTTGTTGCTATGTTTCCGAGAGATTGTATTAGTGTACTTGGTAACATAGATCCATTATCTCTATATAAACCTAAACTTGCAGTTGTTGGAACTCCACTTGCTGTTGAAGCAAAAGATAATCCTACGGAAAATAAATTACATGTCCTATTTATTAAAACTGGAGTAACTACTATATTATCTAATCCTATTGGCTGTGATAAAAAAGCTCCTGTAGTTTCTGTCCAACATAAATATGGTGATATGTAAGTATTTAATCCGACTGTGGGAGCATATGAAGGTAAAGCGTATACTGACGCAGTAACTGTTGTGCTTGATGTTACAGCATAATCTGAATAAGAGGATGTTATAGCTGATAATACATAAGACGCTGTTAAAACTGAGGTTCCAAAAGAAGCAGTATCAGCGTAGGATGCTGAAGTAATATTTCCATATATCCCACCAGTTGTAATTATCGATCCAGTTATTTCAGAATTATTATTTGAGATAAACCCATTTCGGGCTACGAATTCATTTGGCATTTTTTATTAGTTTTCACTGTCCAACTAATGTATCTATAAATATCTGAATTATATGTATGTTGTCTGCACTTTTACAGTCCATCCAGATCCAGGTGCTGTAGTTAATAATACATTTGCTCCAGAAAGAGATCCTGTAAGTGCTACCGCTGCTGTTGATCCTATATCCACCGTAGAAGTATCTGTGAATTGAAAACTTGAACCAGTCCATACCATCATAAATTCACCCGCTCTTGCATTTAAAGCATTTAGTACTGTATACTTTGCAAACATTGCTCTATATGATCCAGTCGCTTGAGTTAATATGGTTGTATTTCCTCCAGCCGTTGTTACTATAGATGATGTCATTAGTATAGCATCATATAATATGCTATCAGTAAACGTTGCACTTCCAGTTACTATAAGACTTCCTGTGATAACTGCTGAACCTGTATATGGAAATGATGCGCCTCCTCCTCCAGTTGTAGTTATTACATTACCTGAAGAATCAACTGCCAATGTTGCTGCTGCTGTACCTGGGAATGATGTAGTAGACGTATATCCATTTAGGACCATCTGCTTTGTATGAAGATTCCAGCTTGCTACTTCTTCAGTACTTCCATTATTAGTACCTTTAAGTATTCTAAATCTATTCTGATAGTTATCAAGCATAGATGCAGAAGTATAAATACCTCCTGGAGCATTAAATCCAATTTGACCGCCTTCTCCAGCTGTGTCCCTAGCACCTAAAGTAACAGTATTTTCATTTGGACCTATACTTGAAGATGCTATTGTTAGACTTCCAGTGATTAGAACATTTTGGTTTAGCGTATTAACAAAGCTTGCTGTACTAGAAAAAGATGCTGATACTGATTGTAGAACATAGCTTGCAGTAGTCGCAAATGAGCTTGATACTGCTTGAGAACTACTTACTGAATATGATGACGATATTGAGTATGATGAACTTAGAGCATAAGAAGAACTTAAACTATATGAACTTGATATTGAGTATGATGAGCTTAATCCATTTGTTGCATATGAAGCAGTACCTATCAATTCACCAGTAAAAGAACCTGTAAATGAACCAGTATTGCTTAAGAATTGATCTATTCTGCTTACAGTTGCTATCACTGAGGGTATTGATGGACCATTTGTTGGAGCTGCTACGTATTCTAATATTGCATCTGTCGCATCAGCAGCCCACATAATCTCGTAATAATCATTGGCTGCAGCGTTCAAAAACCAGTTCCATGCAGCTACAGTTCTAGAGTTTGCTCCGCCCTGCTGTTGAACTATAGTGTTTGTTGCCGCTAAGTTTATTCCATTTTTTCTAAGCCATATATAAAAATTTACAACTCCTGCGCCAACTCCAGATTTGTTTAACTGAGCAGAGAACTGTAAATCATACCATCCTGGATTGGTTATCTTTATCTTTGTGTTTTCTGATCCAGATATCGCAACTCCGTTTGCAACTTCTGTATTATTGAAAGACATCGAATACGGATTGTTTGCTATACCTACTGTTTGCGTCTGTGTAGAATAAAAACTACCGTAAGATCCAGTCGCGGTATTTCCGTATACTCCACTTCCTCCTCCTGTAGAAGTTATGGTTACTTGACCCAGACCATTTGTTGGAGCCAGTGATATTCCAGATCCCGCCAATAGCTGTGTTACCCCTCCGTTTGCCGCGTATGTTGCGTATGATGCAGTGCCTAAAATGGATCCAGTAATACCCTCAGTAGCATTTAGACTTCCACTCAGAGTATAACTTCCACTTAAAGTTTTTGTGTTATACCAATGCGTGCTATCGTACATCAGTAAGTCTCCATACGATAAAGTTCCTAGAGACACGTCAGATAAACCTGCTAACGTATTTGTCACCGTAGTTCCACCTCCAGATCCTCCAACCGACCTAAACAATCCACCTGGTACTATTTTGTAGGTGGCAGAGTTCGTAAAATTAGCATCGTTTCTAACAATCAGAGCTCCTAAATATATTGCGTTTGCTGCCGTGTTTGGTGCTTCTGTGAATGGTTCAATAGATATATTTGCTATTGCGTCTGCCTGTGTTGTATAGGTCGCATTGCCGTAATAGACCACTATGGGTTTTGGACTTAGTGGACTTGTAGGGAAGAAAAAGCATCTCTGTATGGACCACTGTCTATTAGATCCGGCTCCAGGCACCAGTGTTAATACTCCATTGTTTGAGTATTGCGTTGGATCTATCGCTCCGTATCCAGCACCGTTTGCGGTATCATACGCAAATTCCGAACCAGAATCGTAGTATCTAAATATCTTTGTCTGAGTTGCTCCGGATCCTGTTACGTATGCTGGATTATTTGGATCTGTTTGATAATTGCCTCCGTCTAAGAATGCAGTACCATTACCAACTATGAGGCTGCCTGTTGAGTTCACTCCTCCTGAGCTACTCACTGCTAATGTATATCCAGCTAACTTTAATGGGCCAAAAGCAGATATGAATACGTTACTCCTTTGCTTCCATCCATACGCTACGCTTGGTTGTGTTGCAACACCGTTTATCGTTGTGTGATTCTGATGTAGTACGACTCCTATTGGAATATACGTATCTACCTGACCATCCGTAAATGGTGTTCCTTGAGCGTATATTTGACCAGAGCTTGAAATTGCTACAAAAGACTGATCATAAGTTGTTGGAGCAGTTATGGTTCCAGATAGATTTCCCCAATTTATGTATTGTATTGTTGGAAATGGATTATTTGTAAGCGATGCATTCAAATTTACTATGACACCACTACCGCTTGATATTTGATATGTTGTAGTACCAGTAGCAGTTAAATTTCCTCCGTTTAAAAGACCTGTGTATAAGTTACCTTCTAACCATCTAAGACGAGTTACGTTATTAAATCCACTACCATTCTGTGAGAAGTACAAGTCATTTGTTGAACCTGACACGTAAATGTATGAGGCTGATATCGAAGTGTTTATATTTGTACTTACTGGATCGAATCGTATATACCCATTGTGTTCTACATTACCGTATATTTGTACAGTTGGATCTATAGTGGAACCAGAAATTATTATGCTTCCAGATAGAGTTGTGTTTCCTAATAGGTTGTTGTTTCCTATTTGCGTTGTTGAACCTGATATATTTAGCGACCCTGTTAAAGTAACTGAGCCTGATATATTTATGCTTCCTGTAGTAGTTGAGTTGGTAGTTACAAAAGACTGTATAGTATCTCCTTGACTTCCTGATTGTCTCAAGAAAGCCTTTCCATCTGGCACATTAATAGCTATCTGACCAACTCCAAGAGAAGATGTTGTAGGCACAGAGCCAGGCGTTAAGCTACGTAAGTGTATTATTTTATCGGGCATTGAAAGGATTTGTTATAAATATCCTAAAAAGATAAAGCTTCTTTTATTCTAAGAGTGTAATTATTGACTACATTTGTAATATCGCTAGCACTTATAGGTAAACTTGCACCTGTTGGAGTGCTTCCTGTTCTACTTAACAATACTGTAAGTGCTAATAGATTAGATGCAGATCCAGTTGCGTATAAAGTTCCTCCTTGACCTTGTGTGCTCAAACTTGCAGACCATACTACAGTTCCAAAATCAGATCCCCAATTAGGATGTCCCATTAGCATATAAACGTCACAGATATTTGGATCAGATGATTGTCCATAAGTTTGTCTAAAATATGAGTAAACAGTAAATCCGTTAACTACTGATCCTGTGTAAATACTTCCTGTTTGAATACTTCCTGCACCATCGGCTCCAATGTTTCCTGTTTTTTGCCATCCTATAGGTCCAGATCCACTTCTTGCCCCTAGCATTGTCAGCGGATGATATATTGCGCTCTGCGCAGCTGGAAATGTACCTGCTGATTGCGTATACCCAAAAGATATATAATAATAGTTAGTATCGGTTAATGTTGCAGATTGACTTGAATATGGAAGCGCTGGTGGACCTGAATAAACTCCTGACCCAGGATTCCAATATGCAGTTCCTGCTCTTAACCAAGGTATAGTACTGTTACCTCCGTCAAACATATCGTTTCCTCCATCAGTTATAGAGTAAATATTACCATCTAATCTATATATAAAAAACTGTGGATTTCTGAAGTCTGTTACATATCCTCTAAGATAACTTGTTATTGTATTTAGTTGTTGCCAAGGAGATCCTGAAATAGGAGAAGTTACTGGTGATATAGCATTGATCCTACCAGTACCATTTGTGTTTTGAAATGCTACAGTACCTCTATTATTTATATTCAAAAATGATATTGGCATTAGTAAAATCCTCCGTCTATGTAACTTGCTGTAAATGAATATGAACTTGTTATCGCATAGCTAGCTGTTATTGCATATGACGCAGTTGTTGAAAAACTAGACGATAAAACATATGATGCTGATAAACTAGATAAAGAATAACTAGATGTAACCGAATATGATGCTGTAGTTGCAAAAGAACTGCTAAGAGCTTGAGATGCGTATGAAGCAGTCCCTAATAACGATCCTGTGAACGATGTTGCATTTACTGCGCCTAAAACTGATACACTACCCGTGAATATAGATGATCCAGTGACTATGAGAGAACCCGTAATCAAAAGGGTATCTGCATTCATAGAAAACTGAGTACCCGTGTTGCTTTGTATGTTTGTAGATCCCGATACAATAAGCGAACCTGTTATTATAACACTCTGGGATAAAGGGTTTACATAAGAAGCCGTTTGTGCGGCAACAGTAAAAGAGCTTGATACCGAATAAGAACTGCTTAACGCATAGGATGAAGATATTATTGAATTTGATCCATAAGGTCCGTATACGTTTGAGGCCGTGACATAAGATGCTGTTACTGCGTTATTTGCCCAAGAGGATGTTCCTAATAAACTTCCAGTAAATCCGTCGGTTGACGTTACTGATCCTGTTACAATTAGGGATCCAGTTATTATTGCCGAACCTGTGAATGGGAACGATGATGCATTTGCTACATAAGATGCTGTCAGTGCATAAGAACTTGTTACTGAATTCTGTGCTTGGGATGAACTTAGTGCATATGAAGCACTTACAATGCTATTAGATCCATAAGGCCCGTAGACATTTGACGCTGTTACGTAAGACGCTGTACTAGCAAACGAAGCAGTTCCTAAAAGAGATCCTGTTATACCTGAAGTTACAATTAGAGATCCTGTGATTGTTGTGCTTCCACTCACAGTTAAACTTCCTGTCGGTATTATAACCGATCCATATAGTGTCTGAGTATCATTTGCTGCATCTCCAAATTGGTTTGATCCTGAAGAGTATATTATCGATGCAGATTCGTATGTTACATTTAAGTATGCTATGGAACCCGTACCTATAATAGTTAAATCTCCTGTGATAGTTCCACCGGTGAGTGGTAGGTACCCTGGAGCATTTGAAGCCGTTTGTGCGTATGAAGCGGATGTACTTGTATTACTGTATGATGAACTTAGAGCATATGAGCTTGATACTGTCTGTGAACTACTTACTGAATATGATGCTGTAGTACTATAACTTGCACTTATTGAGTTTGAACTTGATAAGGCATATGAAGCACTAGTTGAATTTACAGAATAAGAAGATGTTACACTATAGCTTGAACTTAGTGAATACGAACTAGATATTCCAAATGATGCCGAAGTTGAATAATCTGCATAGGAAGCCGTACCAAGTAAACTACCGGTAAATGATCCACTTAATGGATATTCTAACTGTTTATTTCTTAATTGTGGCATATTTAATCAGTAAACTTTCCTATTGCTACGATATAATCTCCGTTGTCTAAACTGTATTCTAGTTTTGTCGGATCTATTACTAATGTTGAAACCGATCCTGCTTGAGTAAAACTTACTATTGCTGGCTTATCTACAAAGCTTCCGTTTATAAAGAAGCTAAAGTTATCTGCTGTTGTTGTTAATGGTGATGGTGCCGTATACCAACCTCGATTAAACGTTGCAGTAGTTGCATTTGAATATGATCCAGTTATTTGTATATTTCTATTCAAGTAATCTAATACTGCTGGATCTACCTGACCTGAGTTTATGGTTACATTGTACACGTTATTCACCGAGTCGTTTATAAGAGCTCCTTTAGCTGGACTTCCTGTTTTCTTCGCTGCTGTACTTGCTGTTTCTGTTCCACTTGTTGTTTCGAGTCCAAATACCAGTTTTGACACTCCATATGACTTACTTGCACCTGCAATTTTACTCATTTCTGTGTCTGGAACTAGATATCCATTGATAGTAAGCGTAAAACTGTTTCTAACCAGCCTATCGTCTCCAAGATCGTACGATAATGTGTCGGTGAATGAATCTATATTGCTGTAGAAAAGGAAGCGCGTGGGGTCGCCCCAGTAGCTTCTGGACGCAAAGTTAAATGACTCGATAAGAGAATCCATCTGCTCGACAAAATGGGTCCAAACCATGCATGTATATTCTACTGTGACATAGTCTGGAGTTATCGATACCAAGTACTCTGTTTCTGGTGATCTATTATTCAGAGCCGCAAAGTTACTGTATATGTTTCTTGCCGAGTATTTCTTTTGGAAAAACTGAATATTCTGTGCATTGTTACCATCAAGTTTATTTCCTAAAGTCCTGTTCTGAGTCACTGAGTTTCTCTTGAACATTATAAGAGGTGCCAGTCCCTTGCCTTTTTGATCCCTGTGATATCCATCTGCCTGTACGCTGCTCCAATTCTCAGGAGTTCCATACATTATAGGCACATTTACTCTTGTGTTATTTTGTACTACTGATGGTCTAAGTACCTCAGTGAAATAGTACATCACAGCATCATCGATATCTTTTATACCAACTGAGAATACTTTTTCTTTATTGTTCTTCAGTGAATATTCCAATGCTCTATTGAACTCTGGTTGACCTAGCTTTTGAGGCTCTGTAAATACTGGATCAGGAGACTGTTGCGCATATGGCATTTCAAGAGTCTGCATAAACTCTCTTCTTGTTTGTGGTCTTGTTTGTTGTATACCTCCTGCCATGTTATAGTCTTTGTTGTTTTATTCCAAGTGCATCTGGAGAAGCGTAGTGTCCTTTTATAATTATAGAGTATGAAGATCCAAATCCTTCTAATCCAGCTTGATATGCATAATCGTTATCCTTGCCTAATATAAGCTGATTCTCATTTACATTGTCGACTTGGAAAAACAGTTCATTGTATAGAATCACGTCTCCTACTTCTGGAAATACATTTGCTTGAATTAAGTGATCTTTGAAAAATCTGAACTCGACTTGTCTTGTGTTATCTGGTCCAAAATCTGTTTGTGTGAACTCAAAGTCTCCTCTAGATATTAGACAGTTTATTAGTACAGGTCCTATGTAAGTCTTATTTAGGGCTTCTCCGTATGTATTAACGTTTGTCGCATCAAGCACTATCTTATAATATCCCACCATTTGAGATATGATATTCTCTACCACTTCTCTTGTGATGTATTTAAAAGTCGTTATATCTCTTGTTGATCCAAATAGTGCCATTATCCTATGTATATTAAAAGTGGAACTTTAGTTAGGGTATCACTTTCTGATTGTGCTTCAGCTGCTTTTCTCTCTAACTGTGATTGTCTTGTCATCGAATCCAGTTCTTCTCTTAGTCTTTCTTTAAGCGCTGCTTGCATATTCTGACCTTTTTGTATAAGATCTGCTCCATTTAAAGTTACCTCTGAGCCTGGAACTGGAACTTGAGAGTATTTACCTCTTACTAATCCAAGAAGCTCAGAAGCCAATGCCAGTGTATATTCGTATATCCACTGTCTTCCTGGTCTGTTTATCTGAGAATATGTTATAGTTCCATAAGGCACCTGAGATGGATTTGCAACCAAGTTAGTGCTACCAGAGTATGGGCTATTTATTATAGGATTTCCCATTTCACTTTTCTTCGAATATTGAATCCAAAGATTTACGCCACTTATTTCTGGAACTGGGAATATTTTAAGATTATTGTTTACTACCTCAAATGTAAATGCACTTCTACGTACAGTATTTGACATCTCTATCTCTTGGATCCTCTGTATGTCCCAATAAACAGGGAATAATGTAAAGTTTAGACCTGGAGAGTATGATGCCCAACCAAAATTTTCTGTTGCGCCCTGGTAGTTTATAGAGCCTCCTATGTATGGATCGTAGTATTGGTTTATCGCTGGAATTCCTCTGTAAAATACCTCCTGTACAACTATCCTATCTCCAGGTTGAATCCATCCACTTGAAGATCCAATCAACTGAAGATCATATATTTGCTGTCCTGGTACTAGTGTTATTGATCCTGTATACCAATTTACATTTCCTCCTAAACCCGCAGGTGCTCCATATGAATCTGCGATAGTGATTACCGTATTTAGATTTGGAACTACTACTACATTATTGAGTAGAGATCCTGTAGGAGAACCTTCAAGACCTAAGTAATTATCCTTTATTTTAGATTGATATATCTCAAGAGCATATGTTGATACGGCCTCTTCAAAACAAGCAAAGAATTGATCTGCTTGTAATTCGACTTCCATCATCGGATAACCCAACTTCTTAGCGCAGTAATTTGCTACTTGTACAGATTCACTAGCAAAAGTTGAGTCAGTATCGTATAACCCAAAAGGCGTACTACCTGTTGTGAATGATGCGCTACCTGGCCATGGTGTGGGATTAGACATAATTAATGTTTACAATAAATATTAAGAATTAAAACCTTAATCCTCAAACTGCTTGTAAACTTTGAGGATTTCTTCAACTATAGGATCTCTGTGATTTTGCTTTAATGTGAATACCGAAAACTTTGGAACGTTTGTAAAGTTCTTGCATATAAAATCAAATCCTGAATCTTTTTTATTTTTTAGATCGACTTGATAAATATCTCCACATATGATCATTTTACTTCCATTACAAATACGTCCAAGTAGGAGTTCCATTTGTTTATGTGTAATATTCTGACCTTCATCAACTACTATACAGCAATTTGATAAGTTTCTACCGCGCATAAAACCTAGAGGTATAACTTCTATTCTACCTTCTAAAAGCTCTTTATCTACTTTCTCTTTATTGTACAACCTATACATATTATCGTATATGGCTGCGGTATAGGGCGCTAATTTGGCATCCTTATCACCTGGAAGATATCCTATTTCCTCTCCAGAATTAACTGCTGGTCGCGTTAGGATTATCTTTTCAACTTCCTTCTTAAAGAGCATGTCTAATGCAACTTGCGCTGCCAACATCGATTTACCGGATCCTGCTTGACCTTTTAGAACCGTTATTGTGTTATCTAATATAACTTGCTTTGCTTGCTTCTGCTCTTCATTTAACTGAATATGGAACCTTATCGGGTTCTTTAGCTTTTTTGGTTCTGTAACCTGAGTCATTTTTAGGTTTTATGTGTGAAACTATTAATATCCTGGGAAGTACGATCCGCTGTATACTATTGATAATCCTGAAGATTGTGTTACTGAAGTGATATTTCCATATATGCTTTGGCCTTGTCCAAAAGAAGCACTTATTTGACTACCACTTAAATTTGAAAATTTAATAATGGCATTTGTTCCACTAGTTACCGAGTAAAACCAAAATGCATCTACTGTCTTATTAACTGATCCGCTTAATATAGCTCCATTATTTAAACCATATGGATCTTTTAATCCGTCTACTATTTGTGGCATATTGTTGTTTTAGTATAAATATCAGGAACCTGTGTAAAATAAAAAAGCCTGGTAAAAACCAGGCTTAGTTTTGTATCTATTGTGTTAAGTTAAACTTAGACTACATTCAGGTCAGATACGAACAGGTTAGCGTAGAATTCTGGACGAACCATTGTCATCGCGTAACGAGTCATGATACCTTTCCTTGGAGTGAACGTGTTCGGATCGTACACCAGAGGCGTCATGATCAGCGGCACGTAAGGAGCGTATACAGCACCAGTCTCAAGGAACTGATTACCGCGGAAACCTAACAGGATCACGTTCTCAGTCATGTATGGGTTCTTGTACACCTTGTAACGGCTATTCAGAGATCCGATCTTCTGTACACCGAAAGCGTACTTCATTGTGTCTGCTGCACCGTCAGTATCAGCTGCGAATCCTGGAATTGACTCAAGGATAGTAGCTACTGCTGGAGAGATTACCATGAAGTTTGCACCTCCACGAAGTGTACGCTGGTGAATGATGTTCGACAACTTCTGCAGCTTGATACCGATAGTCTGGAACCAAGTCATCTGGTTGTAGAACACGCCTGCTGTATTTGAATCGAATGCAGTATTTCCACTATTAATCTGATTACCAACTTTTGCAGACCAGAAGTCAGTTGTTGGAGCTTTTTCGATCAGCATGTCAAGAACCTCAAGGTCGATCTCAAGAGTGATGTACTCAGAAAGGATACCAGTCAGTTCAGCTTCAGCATCCAGAGAGTGGTACGCATTCAGGTCCTGAGCGAATTCTGGAGTCCACTGTGCTTTCAACTTACGAGTCTTAGCCGAGATAGTCTGGCTCTGCATTGCAACGTTGATCTCTGGGATAGAGATTGAGGTAGCAGAATATGCGTTCGGTACAGATACACCCTGAGTTGCAGTGCGATCTTCGAAGTCACCCATCTTATTGAAGTCAGTAGATTTTTGATACTGTACAACATACGATGTAGTACCTGTCATTTCCGCTGTAGAAGCTGATACATAGAAGTAAACGTTAGTTCCATCTGTTGTAGTAGCCGCTGGAATATTATCTCCAAGAACAATAGTAGATCCAGAAGTTATTGTAAACGCTCTAACACCTAATAGATTTGATCCAGATAAAGATGTTACTGGTATTGGGATTTTTTTAATTTGTTGATTTACTATAGATGATGAATAAGTTGAATCAAATCCAAGTTCTGCCCATGAACCAGAAGTTACACCTGCTGCTGCTATCGCTGTAGATGCTGTGAAAAGATTCAACGAATAACCAAACTTACCAGGACCGTAAAGACCACCTGTAGCAAAGTTACCAAAGTTTGCAGATTGCGTACCGTAAAGTGATGAATTTTGAGTAAAGTTAGGATTTCCTGAAGTACCATACTGGAAGTCGAGGTAGAATACCAGACCAGCAGGAAGGTTCATCGGCTGTACGCTTACGAACTCTTTTGATGCCAGCTGACCGAAGATCTTACGCACCAATGGAAGAGCCACGCCTGCCCACTGTTCACCGTTTCCTGCAGTGAATGTAGCTTGTGGAGTTGCACCACCTGCATTAGAGGTAGATGACTCAACTACGAGCTGTTTAGACTGATTTTCAAGGATCATCGCCATCGTCCTTGAATCGTGCTCGTTAAGGTTCTTAAGAAGGCCTGATTTTGCCCACTTCTTAACGAGTCTTTGAGTTACTGACAGCTGCGTGCTATACGCATTCTGTGCAGACTCCTGTAAAAGGGAATTTACTAGATTCATTTTGTGTGTTTTTTAGTTTAGTTTAAATTTTTGTTTTGATTAAAGTCCTGCTAATTTCTGCATTCTAGCTATGAAAGGATCAGACTCAACTGTGTTTGCTTTTGGAGCTACTCCTGCTGGCTTAGATGCGAATCCGTAAGACTCTTTAAGTTGCTTTTTAGGCGCTGCAGTCATTGATTCACTGATAATGCTATAAGTGTTTTTAACCTCTTTAACTGTGGTTGCCTTGTCAAATGCATTCAGGACCTTTACTTTTTGAGCTTCTGTAAGAGACTTAGACTTGAAGATCTTATTTACATAAAGCAGTTTAGCGTTAAGGAGATTTACCTCGTTCAGCTCTGCTCTCATTGCTGTGATTGCTTTCTTAGCTTCAGACAGTTCTTTCTTGTATGCAGTCTCTTTTTCTGCTGCTTTAACTGCCGCGCCTTTGTGTCCAGCGATTTGTTCTTTGTCTTTTTTCTTCTTAGCTTCGTCCATGTAGTCTCCAGAACCTGCACCTTCGTCTTTCATTTCTTCTTCGAGTTCTGCAAGGATCTCATCAAGAGAAATGTCGTCGTCTGCTGGTGTTTCTTCTCCTCCCATTTCTGGTGCTGGAGTTTCTGATGCCATAGCTGCTTTGATTGCGTCAACTAGATCTCCGAGTGTGATATCAACCACTTTAGTTTCTTCAGTTGATTCTTCTGACTCTTCGCCATCTTCATCTTCTTCAGTTTCGGTTTCTTCTTCCTCTTCTTCTTTAGCCTCGTCCATTTCGTAAGATTCGTCTAGTTCTTCTTCTTTTGCTTCATCCAGCTCATCTTCTTCACTATCTCCTTCTTCAAGAGCGTCAAGTTCTGCAAGGATTTCATCAAGAGAAGTTTCGTCTAGATTTCCTGGATCTTCCATAGAGGCTTCGTCAGCCATTTCCATTTCGTCCATTTCTTCTTCGTGACCATGCATCTCATCCATTTCGTCGTATTCTTCTTCTAGATCTTCAATTGCATCTTTTGGAGCTGGAGCTTTTCCAAATCCAGTAGCATGCTTAATTGTCTTCATACGAGTACCTTTCTTATTGTAACCAGAAATTTCCTGCTTACCTTCTTCTACTTCGTCGTACTCTTCTTCAAGACCTTCTGTTTCTACGATGTGCTTTTTTAGCATCGCTTTGATTTTAGGCTCGAATGCTTCCTGAATTGCAGCTTTAGCGTTGGCCATGGCGCTTTCACGAACTGCTTTTGCATCAGCAACAGCCTGTGTGTAAATGTTTTCCATACTTGTTTAAAAGTTTTTTGGATTCTGTTAACCGCTCATTGGTGGGATGTGGAGCGATATCGCGTATTAGTTCATTAGCATCATATTGGGAGTGATGCATCTGATGATAAATATACGACTTTTTCCGAGAATCAAATTTTATCAAAAAAAAATACGCCAAAAAGGCGTACTTTCTAAAATTATTTTTATTTTTGGCTTAATTTATGCAACAAACTCCGCTCTGAAGGCATATAATCTCAGAAATCAATTTGCTTGCCCTTGAGTATTTGTCTGCTTTTATGCTGTAGTCTACCGATTCTTTCAATCCTGACTTACCTTCTGGATGCATATAAGATCCAAAGTTAGATGGTGTTGATACAAAGTCCCAGCATATAATATCAAGATCGTCTTCTACTTGAACTAGACCTTCGCCTATTTGACTTACTGAACCCATTGCTCTAGAAGATATGCCCACTGTAAGACCGTTTTCAAACAAAGTCATCAGTATGTTTCCAGATGGAGTTGGTAATATCTCTACTTTTCCGTATAGATCTTTTCCGTCCCACCAGCACTCAACTATGTTATGGCTTACGTTCTTTAGGTTTATAATGCTGACTTCTGGGTGATCAAGTTCTCCAAATGCTCTTTTTTCCTTTACAGGTCCGTCTACGTATTTTTGAACTTGTGATCTTAGAATATCGTATGGGTATATCCTCCTGTTTGCATTAGGAACATCAGCAGAAGAGAGCTTACCAACTACCATCATGTTGCCACCACGACCAAGTCCTTCTTTGAGACTGGTTATGGGCTTGAACGTTGAATATTCTATTAAAAGTTGTTTGCTCATTATGATGCTTGTATATTTACTGTTTTTCCTTTATCAAATGCAGTCACTAATTCTTGAGCAGATTGTTGATTTTGAGATCCTTGCATTATTGTCTTTTTTATTTGAGCATTCTGTGCAGCATCTTTTGTTTTAGTAGCATATACTTCTTTCATCTTCTTTTTCTTTTTTAGAAGCTCCATCACCCTTTTGATCACTGCATCTTTTTTCTCATCCATCGTAGGTTCATGCTTTTTTACCTCTGGAGTCATTTCCTCTTTTGGTTTCTTTGCCTCTTCTCTGAAATGGTTTAGCGCATTGATCTGATAGTCCTTTTGGCTTCCGTCTTCAAACTCCAGCGTTACCGTATCTCCGACCATTCCTTTGATAGTACCATGACCTTCAGGAACATCAACTCCTTGACCTACTCCATATTCATGATGTACGTCCTCAGTTAGCTTTTTTTTTAGAATATCTTTGATTGCCTCCATGAGCTTTACTCCGGCAGGCTTTCCTTTTTTATTTTCTTTCTTAGAAGCTTTTGTGTTTGCTTTAGGTTTCTTTTCAATGCCTTTTGGGGTTTTCATTTGGTGATGATCATCTTTGTGACTATCTCCTTTTACTGGCACCATTTTTTTCTTCTCGTCAACTTTATGTATCTCTTTTGCATTTGACACAAGCACATCATCATATGCTCTAGGATCTTTCTGAAGCTTTTTAACTACCTTCTCTGTAGTCTTCTGGTATATCTCAGCATTGATCATAGGAAGCTTTGCAAGTTCCATATTCACGGCCTTTTTAACAAGAATTGGATTGAGTCTGTCTATCTGGTGGTACAGGTCCTCTTGTTCATTTAAGGCTGATTCATCAACTGGGAATCTACTTTGTCCAGATAATGGTCCTGGTGCTTTACCAGTAGTTTTAACCATATTCGCTATATGCCAAAATCTTTTGTGATCATCCTCAGTCCAATCATCAACATGTTTTTTTGCCAAAGGATCATTAGGACCCATCATTTGAGCTATTGATGCATGTAAAGGTGTGCCATCTATATCTTTTTGAATGCCTGCTTCTTTAATTACTCCTTTTTGCTTTAGGATCTTTATAGCATCATCATAAGAAGTCAAGTTGCTTATATATGGAAGCTGAGCATCACGACGAACTTCATATAAGAACTTCTCTTTAGATACTTCTCCAGCTTTATGTTTCGCAAATAGGTTTGCTACTGTCATTTTTCTATATTTTTAATAATAAATATCGATTATCTGCCTTGGCCTCTGTATTTCTTTGGCTTTGGTGTGTGTTTGTTGTAAGCTTTCTGAGGCTGTCCTTTCTTTCTTACTCCAAACGTTGTCTTGTTTCCGTTACCTATAGCTCCCGCTTTTGCCATATACTATTTGAGTTTTTTGTGTTTTGCGTAGATTTGTGTTATCATCTCAGTCATCTTTGCCAGTGACTTTTTTGTGTGAGAAGTTTCATTTACCATTCCAGCTGTTGATAGATCGCTTTTCAGTGTTGCCAGGTATTCCATCATTTTATGTACCTCCGCAAGCTTTTTTCTTACTATGCTTATGCCAGCGTTTAATTGACCTGTACCATTTCTTTCTCTTGCCGCTTTTTTAAACTTGGAATAGCTTTCTTGCAAGCTCTCAGATTCTCCCCATAAGTCTTTATATTGGAATCCTCCTGTTGATGGTCGATTTGGTATTGAAGGGGCTGGAGTGAAACCAAAATGATCCACTGCATAATTCTGTTTGATTTTTCCTGCAGCGAGTTTTGGTTCTTTATCTTTTACTTCCTTTTTTGGTTTTTTCTTAGGTTGATCCAATGCTTGAGCGTATTGCATTCCAGATCCAGGAGTAAATGTAGCACCACCTGTTGCAGCTCCACCTCCAGTTGCAGACATCTCATCTACGTTTTCTGGAGCATTACGTATCATCTCTTTTGCTTGATCTACTGTGATCTGACCTGAAGCGATCATACCCATAAGCATATCAATGAGTTCTTCTGCCGTCTTCTGATCATCATAAGACTGATCGTTCTCATCCATACGAAGCATGTCTACCATCGATTGCATATCACTCATTTGTGCACCTTATTAAGTTCGTCAATTAAATCGATATATTGGAGAAGACCTGCTATAGTCTCGTCTTTTATCTTTGTTACTGGTTGTATTAGCTTTACTACCTCATCAAGCTTTATCTTAACTACCTTATCAGTCACCTTTTTAGATATTGTCTGTATTTCTGACTTTATCTCTGTAAGCTGGGTATTTACGTATTGATTTAGCTTTGTAGTATCTGATATGCTTATGATGTAGTTGTTAAGCACATCTTTTTGTCTTCCTGAAAGGTTATTATACTTTTGGTTAAATTTCTCTACCAGAATCTTATAAGTAAGCAACCTGATCTCTTTGTCTTCTTGCATCAATTCTTCCATAATAGATTTTGATACTGGCATGTTTTCCAATTTAGATTTGGTAACATGTTCGAGTACAACTACCTTATTTAGGAATACTTGTCTTATATCTACGTCTTTTGTATTCTGAGATTCTAGAGTATTGTATATTGCGGCTAAAGTCTTGTAATTATCTACTTTGGCTTTAAAGAATTCATCTATGTCGTAGCTTGCTTTGATCTCCTTTATAAGATTGTATTTAAGCTTCTGTATGGATTCTTTATTTAGCTTCTTGTATTGCTCTATAATAGTCGATATCAGCATCTCTGCCTTTGACTCTGATAACTTTGGACTTGTTATTACATTGTTATATAAAGCGTACTCCTTGCCAAGCTCTGTGTTTGTGTAATACTTCTTCAGTATCTTCACCGCTTTAGAGTCTCTATTGGCTATAAGATCGGCTGTAGTTTGTCTAACTAGTAGCTCGAACAGTATGCCAGAATTTCGATATTTTGAATGTTTGAATGATGCCATGAATTGAATCAGTTCTACCTATAAATATATGTAATTATCCCTCGACTAAATCGTCTTTAATGTTTGTTTCGTCTAATAGTCCACCAGTCTCAGTCTTGTCTTCAAATAGCGTTACTTTCTTTGCTCCAAACATCTTTGATAAACCTTCTTTATTTTGTAGATAAACAGCCATCGTACTTTCAAAGCTTAATGGTCCTCCTTTATATTCCACTTTATCTTCCCCACGCTCTATATTTGATGTTGCCCCTTTTCTGCCTATAGGATCTCTGCCAAATGCACTTTTATCTGTGCCTATAATAGACTTATATTTCTCTGGTCTTCCTGGCATCTTTACAGGTTCATTTGGATTCTTCTCATTATATCCAGCTGGTACATCTAGCACTTCCTTGCCTCCGTATAATCCAGCTATCTGAGAAGGAGTTCCAAACGCAGTTCCAGATTCAAGTGGATCATTTCCTTCTGTCTCTATCTGGTCGTATCTGAATTTGTTCTTTTGATCCTGTACTATCATATCTTCAAGCTCACCGAATGAATCTGGAGAAAGATGGAAGATGTTTTCCCACACGTATTCTTTTGGAAGTATTGCGCCTTCAACTGCTTGTGCTGCCAAATCAATCTTCTCTTTGAACATTGCAATCCTCTCCTGATCGTATATGATAGACGGGTTTGTGAGGCTTAGCGTGAAGTTTGCCATGCCCTCGTCCGTATATCCGTTTGCATATAGGTGAACCAGTGCTATCTTCTTGAGCTCTGATACTATGATCCTTTGCAATCTTTCTACCGTGCGAGCAAATCTGATGTCTTCTGCGGCCAATGTAGCTTTACCTGTGAGATCCTTTTCGTATCCCATGAACGCCTTTGGTATCTTCAGCGCAGCAAACAGCTTTTCTCTGAAGTAAACCACGTCCTCTATCGCATTGTACTCGAGACCTTTTGCCGTGTCAATCCTTGTAGAAGTATCATTGCCTCTTACTGGAACGATGAAGTCTTCTAGAAGGTTTTGCTGATTATATTTTAAGTTGTAGTTTCCAGTCTGTGGATCGATTAGTGGAGTCTTTTTCATCTTATTGATCATCCTCTGAACATAGTTCTCAACCTCATTTGGTGGAATCGCTCCAACGTTTGTGTAGAATATCCTTCTTTCTGGAGCACGTGTTATCCTATGAATCAACA